GCCGTCCTTTTTAGTTCTGGGAACTCCATGCGCTCTTTAAACGCATCCAGAACAATTATGTTGGCAACTTCTACCCCGTCAACTTCTTTATAAAAGACGCCCCACGTCGTACAGGCTGAGAAGTCGGCCCGATTGCTCTTCTCAAAGGCGGTATCCCATGACTGGATGATGTAATCCACCTGTGGCGGTCTGTCGCCGTCCCAGATTTTCCACATCTCCCGCTTAATAATGGCGCCCTCTTCCGAGGTTGGATTCTGCTGGTACTGGGCTTCCCATTTGGAAACGGGCAACTCCAACTTAATGGCTTCCAGTTCGTGTTGCTTCCAAAACTCGGGCCACAAAGGTTTTCCTGACGGCATCAGGGCAGGAAGTTCAATAACCTCCCAGTCATCGGAGTCCTTCTTGGCTGCGGACTGCAGGATTTGTCCAGTTAAGTCTCGCTTAGACCAGCGGGTCATCACAATCACAATAGACCCTCCGGGTTGCAGACGCTGCCGTGGGCCAGATGAATACCACTCATAGACCCGGTCATAGACCGCCGGGTTGCCTTGCATGGCCTCTTGTTCCGAGTGCGGGTCGTCAATGATGAGAACGTCCGCACCTTTACCGGTAACGGCACCGCCAACACCGATAGCGAAGTAGTCACCGCCCTTGTTCGTGTTCCAGCGTCCTGCGGCCTTTGAGTCTGCGGACAGTTTGGTCGGGAATATGTCCTGATACTCCTGCGTATTCACAAGGTTTCGGACTTTACGACCAAAGCCCACGGCAAGTTCTGCGGTGTGGGCAGTCTGAATAATTTTCTTTTCTGGGTACCTACCCAAGAACCAAGACGGGAACAGATAAGAGGCAAACTCGGACTTGGTGTGCCGTGGCGGCATGTTAATGATCAGACGCTTGAGTTCGCCGTTCGCAACCCGCTCGAAGGCATCCGCCATGATCTGGTGATGCTTGCCGGGTATAAAGGCATTCCACATTTGACGAACGAACGGCATAAAGTTCTGCCGTGCCCGCTCCTTCTTGTCCTCCTTGAGCAGGAGGTGAACCTTCTCAATCTCGGGAGAATCTTTGGGCAAAACATCCAGCAGGGCTAGATATTTTTTGATTTCCTCCCGGGTGAGAAGTGCGCTCATTTAACCTTGAGTGTTCTTACTTTGTTCGGCTCAAGACCAAGAAGCCCTTGGGCCTTCAGTTCGTGGATGATTCGGTGAATATTGGATCGGGATTTAAGACCAAGACCGGATGCGATGTTCTGCATGGACGGCGGGAAGCCTTTCATCTCGATGTACGTCTTAATGAAATTCAATACCTTCTGTTGCTTTTCGGTCACTTACTTCTCTCCTCTGGCGTTCCTGAATACAGAACCACAGGACATCCTGAGCCGCCTTGAAGTTGGTTTGGACTAACTCCATCATCCGGTCGATGTCTCTGCAGTCTGACGATTCTTTCTGTAAGGCGTTCGCACTTTGAATCATGCAAACGATTGCGCTCCCCAGTTCCATTACATGCATGTCGTGTTGCAGTTTCCGTTAAAGCAGCAGGTGGTGCAGAACATCATTTTGCCGTCGGGCATGGTGATGGTTTGAGTTGTGCAAGCGGCGTAAACCGAACCGGCTACCGCCATCAGGGCTACTGCTGTTAGAAATTTCCGCATGGTCTTCTCCTTAGTTGGTTGCGGGGGCAGGAATTGAACCTGCGATCTTCAGACTATGAACCTGACGAGTTGCCGCTTCTCCACCCCGCAGACGTAGTTTAAACACGAACCTACGTTCTTGCAAGCGTTTAAACTTGTTTTAGGTTGGCTTTGCGTTTACAGGTCTTGCCGCACCCGCAGTGGGGTTCGGTCTTCCAGCCTTCCGTGGCTCCCCACTTCTCCATGCTTTCGACAACATAAGCACGAACAATCTTGCAGGGTTCGGAAAGGGCTATGGATGTCCGGCAGTCCGGGCAATTGATGTCAAAGATCCCGTAATGATTGCCATCACGGGACTTACAACTGGGGCAGTCAGCCATCGAGAAGCCCGCAAAAGATGTTCTTGAAGTCCTGATACAAGGTCTGTAGTTCTCTAGCGGTGTCTTCGGAGTGTTCTCCGTGAGAAACAAGGTTCCTCAGATGCGAACGGAATTCCTCGGCAGCGGCGGCGTATTCCGGCCCCCGGTAGGACTGCTCTGCCATTTTGGCTTCTTCGTGGCTGAATTCAAGGATGATCTTCATTTGTCCCTTTTCTGATATTTGGCGTTTTCTTGTCCGACCCACAGTCCGGCGCAGACCATTTCCAGATCATTGGATGCTGGACGTTTATACAGTGCGTCTTTGTATCCCTGTTGATATGCGGCGTCGGCTTGCTTCTTGGCTTCAATCTTTCCGGCGTTCAGACCAATCACAAGAACAATCAGCATGATCCCGCCCCATATAAAGCCTTCAAGGATCTTCATGTGTTCTTCTCCTTTAGTTTGGCTTCGAGGTAATCCGCAAACTCCCAAAAGCCCCCGCTTGCCTCTTGAGTCTCATCAAACGCTTCTTGTTTGTCAGAATCCGTCAGCCCAACCCATTTACGCTTTGTGTGCTTGAAATAGATTGTCCCACCGCAAGTGCATTGAACGGATTGCCAAGGCTCATGTTTACATTTTGCCATTTCATCGACACGTTCTTGGCTCATGTTTACGGCATAAACATCTAACGCTTCCAAAACCTCTTTGAGTGCTTTTTTCCCCATATCTGGAATAGCCAAAATATCCCTGTTGGTCATGGCTTGAAGCGTTTCCACATCGTAGACACGACCGTTTCGCAGACGGTTTTCAGTAAACACGGTCAAGTTCAAAACTTTTAATGGTGTTTTTTGCTCCTGCTCCGGCTGCGCTAGTGCTTGGCGTAGTGCTGGAATAGTGGCGTTCATTTTTTCTAACCATGCCATACAGTTCTCAATGTTCTCCAAGTCTGTACCATAGTTCCACTCCAAAGCCTCCAACGCCATCTCTGCTGCTTTGCGTAGGTCAGTCATGATTACCCCTTGCTCGGATTCGTTCAGCGCATTCGTTCGCATAACCGCCCTCAAATCCGTCTTTGTCCGATTGGTCGTCACAAATCCTTGCACAGGCTTCACGCTCTTCTGCCAGTAGGTCATAAGCAAAGCCCATCACTTCGTCCCAAGCATGGTCCGTAGGATACAGGTTCCACTTGTTTGCCAGTTCCTTGATCCGGTCGTCAGTCATTTCAAACCCCTCGTTGGCTTGCTTCCAGCAACTTTTGCTTTGATCCACTTGTTCACAACCCTCTGGATCAGACTCATTTTGAGATCCCAGTACTGTTCGTTGTCCATGTAGTAGTACCCGGGACCATGCTGCTTGCTCATCTTGTTTTGGAACTTTGACTCGACCGAGTCGTACTCCTTGTCGTCGATCTCGTCCCAAATCTGATTCCACTCAGACGAAGTAAAACCTTTGAACTTTTCCATATAGCCTCCTATAAGCACGAACCTATGTTCGTGTTAGTTATTGTACACACATATACCCCCCGGGGGTCAAGAAGTCCATTTATGTGATGCAAGTGCTAATACAGAGAATGATGCTAACGCTGGCATAAAAAGAAGAAAGGGTAGGGGGGAACGTTCGTGTCGAGTAAAGAGGGTAATGGAATGTGTGGATCATAGCGTATAGGGTGGAGGGGTACCTCAGCGGCTACAGGGGGGATGGGGGCCGGTGGGGTCGGCGGGGAGCCGGATGGTCGAACGACTACCGGCATCACCACGAATGACGATTGCTGTGCCTAGGTTAGGCACTGCGTTTCTTGATAGGTGTGACGTTGTCCAACAGTTCAAGGTGCGTCTTCAATTCTTGCTTAAGCCGCTCTGTGCTTATCTCTTCGACCTTCTGCTCGACCTTGTCGGTGAACATGCCGACTGCTCTGCCCATCAGTTCCAGTGCTTTGAGTTGTGACCCTTCGGTCTTTGCCTGCACTGCTTTGTCGTGCAACTGCTCCATGACAAAACGCCTTGTGGCAACAGCATCTGCAACGATTTTTTCTTTGGCCCCATCAAAGACAGAGCCGATTAACGCACTGATCCTCGCATCCTTCATCAGTTTGTTCGCACTGACTGCAATCGTGGAATCGTTTGCTGTCGTGGTTTCGTAGGCTTTTCGGTAGGCTTCGGATGGTGAGTTGCCTGCCACGATGTATGACGCAAAGGCTCTTTGCTTTGCTGTCAGTCTTGCTGGAGGTTTCTCTTTGAACCCATACGGCTTGCCATCCTTCCTTGTCTTCTCTCTTATCTTAGCAACAGCAGTCCGCATCGCTTCGCTCTCTGCTTGGCCTTCGGCCTCAGTGCTAACGCCAGCATCTGCCTCGATGCTTGTGCTGTCATCGAGTTGCTCAATGAGTTCTTCTCGGTTCATTTCATGCCCTTTCGTTCTCATTCTGTTTCCTCGCAAAGCCTTACAGGACGTGCTGTTGCGAACCCTAATGATCGTGCTATCTGACCTTAATCCGTTTACACGATCTGTCAAGTGCTGTTCTCGTTTAAACAACCGAACCAGATCCAGACACTCATCAACACCTTCCCTTCCTTCCATCTGAAGATCAGCCCGTTCCGCTTCGCCTTGGCCCCCGGCGCAACGAATCTATGTCATTGATTTATATGGACATTCATAAGTAATAGCATCAGGACTTGCGTTCGTGCTTGTGTTCGTGTTTAAATGCTGTCTCGTAGTTGACGTGAGATGCCAGAGCGTCATTAAACAAGTGGGCAGACGTGCGATAGCAGAGCGTCTCTAAACAAGTGGCGAGATGGTTGTAGTCAAAGCAGTCCTCCATCGAACGTGGCGACACCGGGCTAACAAACTGGTGGACTCCGGAGAGGCAACTCAATGGGAGAGCGGGTGACACCGCTCAAGAGGGGGGTGAGATCCCATGAGCGGATACAAACACCGCAAACGAATCTCAACAGGCTATCGCCTGATGCCGCTGACTGGCGGCATCGAGAGACGGCTTGTCTCGTTCAACTCAGGAGGCTTTATGAAGCAACGTAATTTCGTGGCGAAACACTCTCGGTCTTGCGGGGCCGGGAGGCACACTGTTCGCACCAAGTATTCCCGCAAACGTAAACATCAAACTAAGGAGGCCGCATGAAAAACCTGATCGTCAGCAATGCCAAGGTCTCGAACCTGACCAAGACGCTGGAGCGGGTATCAAAGCACATCGACAACGCAATCAAGTGCGACATTGATTCGTTCGTGTCGAGGGAACTGCTCGATGCTCATCACACCCTGCGATTCGCAGTGGCTGAACTCAAAACCTTTCATTCTCAGGAGGCTTGAAGATGGACACGTACACCGCTGTTGGTCTTGCCGAGGGCTTCATTAAGGCCCAGTCCGAGGAACAGGTCATCGAGGCTTGGCAGTTCCTCATCGACACTGGCCTCGCTTGGAAACTGCAGGGCTGGTTCGGACGCACTGCCTCTCACCTGATTGGTGAGGGCATCTGTCAGGAGCCTGACCCCAACCGCCCCGCTCTCGCCGCCGTTCAATCCGCTTATCAGGAGGTTTAAATGCACTCAACTCGTGAAGACTGGCTCACGCAGGCCGTTGAAGAACTGCGTCCGCTGTTCCAAGTCAGCGGCTTTCCCCTGCCCGACAAGATCCGGGTGACCTGTGGCTTCCCCTCGTCCAAGGCACGTGCCCTGCATCGTGCCATCGGTGAGCATTGGTCTCCCTCTGCCTCTGCCTCGGGTCACCACGAAATTTTGATCTCGCCGGTCATGGACGATCCGCTGGAGGTCTTCGGCATCCTCGTTCACGAACTCTGCCACGCCGCAACGGATGGCGATGGTCATGGTCGGCAGTTCGCCAAGATTGCCCGATCCCTGTGGCTGGAGGGCAAGTTGACCGAGACCAAGGTCGGCGTAAAGTTTGCGGCGAACATGGGCGAACTCATCAAGTCGCTGGGTGACTACCCCCACGCCAAGTTGAACGTCTCGGCTCTTCGCAAGCCGCAGGCCACTCGTATGCTCAAGGCTGTCTGCCCTGACTGCGGCTACACCATCCGTCTCAGCAAGGCATGGGCCGACAAGGGCCTGCCCCGCTGTTCGCATGACAACTCGCAATTCGTTCTCGCTTAACAATCTCGGAGGCTAACCAAGATGAAATCACTCGCTCTGCTGTCGCATGACCAACTCAACGCCATCCTTGTGTATGGCTCCATCAGCCCAGCCGCAACCAAGCGTGAGGCGTTCGAGAACGTCAAGCGTCTGATCGATGCCGGTGTCTTCACTGAAGACCGGGCAGTCGAGATCGCCGCCAACGCCAAACCTGTACCCAAGGTTGCTGGTGCTGTGCCCGATGACGTTCGCAAGGCTCTGCTGGACACCAACGCCAACGCCACGGACGCACTGGCTCGGGTGCGTGAGGCCGAGGCCAAGACCCTCAGCGTCCAGTCTGAAGTGGCACTGAAACTCAACGAGTTGGACGGCACGTTTAAACGCCTTGAGTCCACGCTGTCGTCCAAGGTTGCTCAGATCAGCAAGCCGGACGAGGGCAGGCTCAATGCCGAGATCAATGCCGCTGTCGCTCGGCTGTTCGATCAATTCCGCAAGGACGTTCCTGTCGAGCGGTTGGCTGAGGTTGCCGAGGCTGTGCCTGTCGTGTCCGTCTCGACTGCGGCTGACGTGTTTGGTGCTGAGGCCACGTCCTACCAACTGGACGGCGAGACCATCGACTTCGGTTCTCTGCCTGTTCAACTGTGGGGTGATGTAAACGCCCCGGACGTTGTCGATGACTACGTCTTCAACCCGGCGCATCTGCACCAGTCGCTCATCGCACTGGACGATCCTCTGCCTGACAACGTGTGGCTGGCTGGCGAACGTGGCACTGGCAAGACCGAGTTCGTCTCGCAGTTGGCGGCTCGTCTCCAACGCCGCCTGTTCCGGGTCAACTTCGATGAAGCCCTTGAGCGGGCCGACTTCATCGGCGGGAACACCATCGAGAACAGCAACGTGGTCTGGAAGCCCGGGGTCATCACTCAGGCCATCCGGCATCCGGGTGCGATCATTCTGCTGGACGAGATCGGCTTCGCCCGGGCACAGTCGCTCGCCGTTCTGCACTCGCTGTGCGAACGTTCACCGCACCGCTCGATCACCATCGCTGAGACTGGCGAACGTGTTCGTGTGGCTCCGCACGTTGTGTTCTTCGGTGCTGACAACAGCAACGGACATGGCGATTCGTCCGGCAACTTCGCTGGTGTACGTGAGCAGAACACAGCGTTCCTTGACCGCTTCTCGTTCACCCTGCGGTTCGAGTACTTGCCAGCCGCTGACGAGACTGCGCTCATCGCCAAGCGTACCGGCCTGTCGTATGCCGCAACTGAGCATCTCGTTCGCTTCGTGTCTGTGGCCCGGGAGAAAGCCAAGGCGGGCATCCTGACCCAGCCGCCCAGCCTGCGTCAGTTGTTCGCTTGGGCACGTGCTGTCAAGCGTGGCGTTCCT